GATGCTGCCATGCCTCAAAGATTTGCTGCCTGAATCTATGTTTTGCACTGCGTTTTGGGATGAGGTTTGCGCCATCAATGCAGTGATCCACGCAGTGGCTTCAATAATCCCATCGTACCTTTGGCTTGCCGCGACGCATTCCTAAATGCACAAATCCTTTAGGTGCGCCGTAGCCGAGCGAATACGGCCAGTTCTGATCGCACCACTCTTGCACGTGGTTGATGTTGACTTCACGGATGTAGAAATCAACCGCACCAACGTCAGGTGCATCGTATAGGTGCTCGCTGCCGCTGGAGCCGCCTACCGCTGCATTGATGGCACGCGGGCGATAGCCGCTGGTGATGATTACAGGCTTGCCGCCAAACTTGACACGTGCACGCTCAAGGAATGCCGCTAGCTCTGCTGCCGTGTCGAGCTGGTATTGATGATCAAAGCGCCGTGCTTCTTGAAATAGCGCAAACTCACCAAGCTGCACGTGCGGCGTAATGCGAGCTGTAAATGCGCTATTGGGTGACAGCTTGGATGGATCCTGCTGCTGCTCACCAGCCCATAGCCTGCCTTCTGCGCGGCGACGACGCAGCAAACCTGCCTCTACGGCACTGCCTGGGTTGCGGTACAACTCCATTGCTGCTGGCACTGCCTGCCAGTCCTTGCCAACAAGGCATTTACTGATCGTCTCAAAACCAGTGCTGCCGTAGAAGCCGGCGCCAAGGTTGTAAGCGAAGGAGATCAACGCGCATTGCTTGTTGCCCGTCATCTCATTCCAAAACGGCACGCTGTTGCGCAGTTTTGCAGCGATGCGCTCCACTTCAAGCGCTAGCAGTTGATTGGCATCAATCACGGTGATCTTGTCACCGCGTTGCACCTTGCGGCCATCTGGATACCGCGTGGTGCCATAGCCGATGGTTGCAACGTCCCATCCGTGCAATGGGTCTGGGTATGCGCTAAGGTGCACGCCTTCAAACTCTTTAATGAGATTTATGGCTGGCTCATAATTATGCAACTTGCCGCCAGCTTGCCAGGTCTTGTACCAATGCTGATCCCTATTGAAGACTTCAGGCGCAACCTTTAATAGCTCAGCTTCCAATTCAGACACGGCTGCCATTTGATGTGGCGTGCCGTGTTTGTAGTACTTGAATAGGTCGGTCAGTTTGACCATGGTGACTTGATCTCCATCGCGCCGCCAAGTTTGCGGCTTTCGCCTGTCTGCAGGTTATCGTCAACCGCGTGATGAGTGATCACCGGCTCTGGCTCCGCAGGTTGCGCTGCGTGCCACTCCGCTTCGGATTGATCCAGCTTGGCCGGTAACGTCAGCTCAAACCACCACTGACGGATAGCTTGCTCTAGTCGACGCTGCCAACCGAGCTTGCCAAAGCTGATCAGAGCTTTTTTCCTTTCAGCGCGCGCAGCGCATGAAACACCAGTTGAATGATGCTGTTATCGCGCAGAGGCGACAGCGCAATCAACTCACTGGCAGCAGCGACGCAGATCCAGAAGGCAGGATGCGAAAGAAACTCCATGGCTAAGCAGGCGGCCGTGCCTCTAGCTTAGATACCCTTTGCTCAACCCCATTCAGGCGCTTGAAGGTCTCCTGACGATCGGCACGGATGTCGCCATGGAGCACTTCCAGTTGCGTGGCGATGTGCTCCACTGCTGCAGTAAGCCGAATGACCGCATCACGCGCCTCGTCACTGCGGCGACTAAATCCCATTGCGCCCATTGCGGCAACGGAGATCGAAGCCCCAGCAACAGCAGCGATCAGCTCGATCATGCAATTAGCTTAGCTACCTGCTAAGCTTGACCCCTAAACCCTTTTGAGGCGTTTAGGCGATCCGCAGTGGCAGGCTGCGGTGAGGCCGGCACCGCGTGAGGACCGGCCACCTGCCAACCCTTTTGCTTAATAGGTACCAGCGTCAAACGACGTTTCAATCGCGGTTACTCTACCTTCAAGAGCGTCAAACGCCGACTCTGAAATTTCACCACTTCTAACACTGACGATGCTTCCATCGTCCGAAACTGTAACTGTATTTTCAACAGTAGTTACGTACACAGCTGTCATGTCGTGTACCCTTCGGAGACAAAAATAGTTCCTTCTAGATAGTACTCTTTTAGCCCTGCGGTATTTGTAAGTAGTACGTCATAGTGAGTTTCATTTGGGAATGTAGTTGTTTGTTCATCTGTCAACGAAATAGCAACAGTACCAGCTACACGATTTGTGTAAGCGACTGCAAAGTCTGCATATTTGGTTGTACGTGCTTGGTTCCAGGCTTGCGCGGCTACTGTCCAGCCTGTCAGGTTAATGGCCGCACCCAGGGCATCCTTAAACTCCAGCGTCACGTAGTAATCCGCACGACGCTGAAGACTAATGTTATAGATCCCAGGGCTTACGGCCATAATGCACCTCTTGTGGGCAGTCTAGCTAGGTCACCAGTAGCGGTCTTGCCAGTCGTAAGTGCGGCTGTACTGCCACATCATACCTGCAAGAATCAGGCCGATCAGCAGTAGAGCTCCAGCGACAATCAGCCACCCCATGGCACACCTGCAGCCTTGCTAGGGCTGCGCTGCTCGTCGATCTGAGCTTGCAGTGCAGCTTCGATCTCGGCAACCTTTTCGTCACCGCCGAGTGCTTCCTTGACCCAGTCGGTCACGATGTCCTCTTGGAGCTGGTTGTACGGAATCAGGTTGTCGGGGCGCTGGAAGCCGATGCTGCCATACGCACCGGCCGAGTAGGTACCGTCGTTGGCGTTAACGGTGTAGTGGGCAGTAAACACAAAGCCGTCGTCGGTTTCGCGCTCAAGGGTGTTGATACCCCACGTAAAGGTGGTGGCCATGGTAAAAACCGTGTTCAGTAGCAGGTTAGTAGGAGTGCAACCAGTTGAGTAGGCCGGTTGCCCGCCTAGCGACGTGGACCGGCCAACTTCAAACTTGAATCAAATTAGAAGTTGACTAGTGAGTAGGGCTACTAGCTCAGGCGATAGGTCACAAACGTGTTGGCAGCCGTGCGTCGTGAAGCAAAGCGACCAGAGGTGCCAGTAGCAACAGAGCCGGAGCCGACAACGGTATGAGCAGTGCCAGCAAGTACACGCACCAAGCTTGGGCCTGTGTTGATCACGCTCCACTCAAAAGTGAAGTTGTCGTAGGTGCCACTGAACCCCGCTTGGGTGTCGGTGCCAGTGGGCAGCGTCATGTCGGTTGCTGCGGCCGACGTGCTAGTGATAATGCCGGTTTTGAGGTTGGCAACAGTTAATGTTGCAGTGGCGTTGACGGCAGCAGGAGCCGGCTGGTTGTAGGCAACGACCCGGTCGTTGGTGATGCGGAGGGCTTCGGTGGGCGAGGAAGCGCCATCTAAGGTGACCGACAGCACGAGCCTGCCCGGCATGTCGTTGGTGCCGGGGGTGCCGTCTACCTCGCAGTCAATAGACGCAGCACTAATAAATTGCGTTCCGTCTGCGCCAACAAAATTAAACTGGCCCAGGCGGTTGCCATTAGCGACGACCGTAAAGTCTTTGGAGTCTGATCCACTTCTTGCCATTACAAGTCGTGGGGTTGCAGCGGCAGTTGCAGATGTTGTGAAGCGGTAAAGAGTTACCGAAGAAGCATCACCGGTAATACCATGAGCTTGAATTGAGCTGTTGACAAAAGCTGCGCTAACACCACTAGACGTGCCAACTAAGAGCCTGCCGGAGCTGTCGATGCGGGCGCGTTCGGAATAAGTCTGTGCTGCTGGGCTGGCAATATCCGTCCCAGATGAGTGGGAAAAAATAAAAGAAGTAGCACTGCCAGCGGCAAAAACAGGACCGGCGCCACTCTTTTTTACTATGCCTAGACGAGGGCTGGTATTGTCGTCAACACCAAAAAATACGTTGTCTGCGGTCCCAGCAACACAAGTATTGCCATTAACTTGAAGCAAATAGGAAGGATTGGAGACGTTTACACCTAGCCGCCCATTTGACTCTACAAACAACCGCCCAGTGCCATTGGTCGAGATGGCTACTTGGTCTGCGCCGGGGGAGTAGATGCCGGTGTTTGTGTCGCCAGTAAATGTAATTGTGGGTGCGCCAGCAGTACCCAACGGATGCTGCGCAATGCTGTCGAATGTTGCGGTGCTGGTAACGTCCAGCGTGCCAGGCACGTCTACGTTGCTCGTCCACTCGACACCGGTACCAGCAGCATCAGTTTGGATGAGCTGGCGGGCGGCACCATCTTGCAGTTTGCTGACCGGCAGCTCATCAGCAACAACGCCAACCCAAGCAGTGCCATTCCATACCTTCATCTGAGCGGGCGATACGCTGGTATCCAGCCACTGCTCGCCTACATAGTTGCCGCTGCTGCCTGCAGGTGAACTGTTGGGCGCAGTCGTGCCAACATGAACCGGGCCGACCTTGACGATGCCTGTACCAGCAGAATCCTTGAAAAACAGACCGGGGCTTGCGGTATTCGTATTGATCGCAAGCTGACCATCTGCGATAGAAGTGGTCGGTCGCTTATTTGCAGTGCTGCTGCGCAGATGCTTATAGGTAGCCATGCCTTAACTCCCGATGGGACGGCGTTACCGGTACAGTCTAGTATTCGCCTTCATCAATCTCAAACTCGTATTCGGCCAAAATCTCTGTGATCGTCTTGTATTGCACGTAATAATCTGCGTTGCTGACTTTTACAAGCAGATCACCTAACGTGCCGCCTTTCGGCAGGTTTTCGCCGTTGTAATTAAATCCAGACATCAGTAGGTGCCTTCATCGACCACCCCTACTGCCATGGCGCCAGTGCTGTTGTTGACCGTGATCTCAGTGGTTTCCAGCACAATGCCCAACGTGGATGGAGTAGCAATTTGCACCCGGCCCCATAAAGTTGTCAGTGCTGCGCCTGCATCGGCAACACCGCTCATGGCAGGCGACAAAGCACTGCCGTCAAACGTCACATCTTCAGCGTCGATCACGCTGATGCCAGCGCCAACCAAGTTGACGTGCGTCCAAGTGGTCCCTTGGCCTTGGCTCAAAATCCAGTCGCCAACATCTAGCGCAACCGCAGGTGCAGGCGCTGTGCCGGTACCAGCAGTGGTGACCAGCAGATAGATACCAGCACTTGCTGCCGTTGGCGCAATTAGTGCAGAACCAACAGTCAGGCCTGCGCCTGCACCGTATGTATTCAGGCTGGTGACCAGATTGGTGCTGGCGTTGTACGTACCACCAAAACGTAGGTTGGCTTGAGCGCCAAACTCGTTGTTCAGCGGCAGGTAGTAGCCCTGAGCTGGAGAGACTTGGCCGACCCAGACGTAAGCTGTGCGGTCGGTGGGGTTGATCCAGAGCTGGCCCGCGAATTCGGGGATCGGTTGCGTGCTGCTGACTTGCGCGATGCCGTAGTCGGCAAGCTGTTCTGCCGTGACGCTATTGGCGGCAAGCCGCGCTGTTGCAAACGTACCAGTCGTAATTTTGCTGGCGTCTAGTTCGGGAATATCTGTTGGATCAAGCCCAATGGCTGCAACTACGTGACCTTCAGTGTCAAAGGTAATTTTGGTCGCCGTACCAGCCGTAATGGAATTACTGTGATCCAGTACACCAAAAGCGTCGGTTTCTAGACCGGAGCCAGGTGAGACGACACCAACACTGCCGGCAGATGCGTTTGGTACGTCAGAGCCAATGATTGTGCGGCCAGCGGTAACAAGACCTTGGGCGTTGTATTGAACAACGTGATGGTCGGTGGCTTCAGCGACGACGGTATTGTCGATCGCAATGATGTCGCTGGAGATCGTCAGACCATTGCCATTGACAATGACAGCGCCTTTAGTCGCTGAGGTGGCAGTCGGAAGATCGCCAGCGGCAATAGTGCGATAACCGACAGAACCAGCGGCAGCCGTTGGACCGGCAAGGAATTGAGCTGCAGCACTGGTGTTATCCAGCGTGGTGCTGATCGTGACGGTATCGCCAACGGTGCTAACGCTGATGTTGACGACACCGCTGCTGCTGTCAACAACGCTGTTAATGCTGCCAGCCGCCTTAAAGCTGATCCATTGGCTGCCGTCCCAGACGTATGCCTTGTCATCGTCGGTGTCCAGTGCGATCTGACCGACGAAGGCGCCAGAGGCGGGGAGCGTTGTGACGAGATCGACAGTGGATTCGTCGGCCAGTTTGGCGGCGGTTACAGCGTCGTTGACGAGTTCGCCCGTGTTGACGCTGGCATCTTGAAGCGCATCGCCGCTGATGGTGTTAGCGCCAAACAGGATCTTGGCGCTTGGGATTGTCGCGTCGGCAATCAGCGTGACGGCGTTACCGACAAGGTCGGTAACTGTGATCTTTTTGGTTTCGCTGGCGCTGGTATCAACGACGGCAAGCAGGTCACTTGCCGCGAGATTGGCACCGGCTAATGCCGCTAGTTCGCTGATACGAAGATCGGCCATGCCCCAGTGCCCGCGTGGCGTTTACAGTTACACCAAGTCTACGTCTTACTCCAGCTCTTCCAGCAACAGGTGCGAATTGGCTGGTTTTTCCAGTTTGATCTTGCCGTCGTCCTCTTGCAGGAGGAAACGTTTTTGTTGCGTTTTGGCACGCAGGCGGATGGGACCGGTGGCAACAAAATCAATCGTGCCAGTGATCATTTCGTCGGCCGCAAAACTTACCGCGCTGCCTGTCACCAGTGCATCAAATTCCCACCACAATGCGTCGTTAATTTGCGTTGCATCAAAATCGCCGCCTTGTGGAACAGTGTTTTCGTACTTGACGTAAAACTTGCCGTGAAAAGACGATCCGACCTCAGTACGAAGAACTAGCTGCATTAGGTAATGCACGGGTTCTTCGTTGATTGCGTTTGTGTAGTCCCAGTGAGCGATAAGTCGTCCGCTACCACTAATTAGGCTGCTGTGCTGTTGGCGGTGTTCATCGCTTAACGATGTGATGTCAACGGTTTCGCGGTTTGTGTTTAGTTCGTAGTCCGTAACAGAAGCTAGCAGTCGAGATGTAGTGTCTGCAATTTTTACGTTAATAGGTATGTTGCGACTAATAGATGCAAGTGGTATAAGTCCGGTGCCACCGCCCTCAAGGCTGTCGTCAAATGTCTCGTAAAGTTTGATGCCGCCAAGTTCGTCAACAAAAACGTACCAGTTACCGCTGGACTGGACAGTGTTGTTGGCCCAACCACTGGCAGCAATAAAGTCAAGGTTTGTGTTGTCAGTAGTACTGATTTCGACAAAATCACCACTTGTTAGAAAGCTGGCGTCAAAGTCAAAACTAAAGCGATCGCGTTCAGTATTAACATCTCCAGGGTTAATTACTGAGGCTTTGCTGCCTTCTAATGAGATGCGGGTCAGCTCGATATTGCCGACATTGCCGAGGTAAATGCCCATCAGATTGTCACCGCTGTTAGCGCACCAGTGGCTTGGAAGCTGATCTGTGCAGAGCTGACCTCACCCACGCTGGCACCGAAGCTGACGCTGGTGATATAAGTCGTCAGTTCTACGTCGTGGTTAGTGTTGCCTTCGACCAAACGCAGGCGCATGATTACCGTGTCACTTTCTGACACGCTGCCGATTTTGAGCACTTTCTTCAGTGCCGTTGCAGCATCGTTGCGGCCAGTGCCGTCGTTGTAATACAGAAGAGTCGCACTACCGTTAAATTCTTGGACGCCTGGAACGTAGGTCCGCTGGCTATCGCCAAGGCTGGTAGTCTCCAGCGTTTCAAGGTTTCCGGTCAAAGACCAGTTTGTCACCTTAATTTGCTCGGTGCCGTCAATCAGTAGGCGACCGTCGCGTCCTGTATAAATCTTGGCCATATGCCGAGCGATCGCCTCCTACATCCTAGCTTTGGACGCCAATAAGGCGAACACTGACCGTAGACACACCAGGTCGCACGGATTGCTGCTGGGGTGGTTCGCTGTAACGCCATACCGCACCAGTGCCAACAAGATTCAAACTATCAGCGCCGGCAGTCCAACCCGAAAAGGTCTCTGCAGTCGAAGCAATGCTGAACGTTTGGTATGTGCCTTGGACTTCGTAGTAATGCGTCAAAAAGTTATTGGCTTCCGAATCGGTGATATTGGCGTATGTCAGATCCAGTGTCATGTTTGTAGGACGGCTGCCGTACAAAATGCGCACCTCGGCGCCGTTATTTGCGTTGTGCGTTTTGACCGGATAATCGCCGGGGCTGTATTGGCGGGATGTGGGTTTTAGCGAGCTGGGAAATGCCATGGTCAGGAGTCGTACAGGAAGCGGTCGGCAGTGATCACATCCAAGGCGACCTGCGAGGCATCACCCTCAACAGGTGTGTGGCTGGCCGAAATGCTGACCAATCCATCCTCATCAAGCGTTAGCTCTTCGATCATGTACACATTCTGATTGATCGAGGTGTCGGTGTACGTGTAGACCATGCCCCAGTAGTTAGTGTTCGTTGCTTTACCGTCGGCGACTGTCAAGCTGATCGTTTCCACTTCGGTGCCGCCGGGGCGATACGCAAACACGCTGTAAGTACCATCAGCTAGGGGGTCTGCAGACAGGATTGAGCCGTTGTCAGCATTGATGACACCATTCCGCGATGCGGTGTAAGGCGCAACTTGAGTGACAACTTTGATGTAGTCGCCTGGCGCCAGTTGCAAACCGTAAGGGCTGGTCTTGAAGCGGATGACGTGATCAACGCGGCGGCGGATGCTTAGTAGGTAGCGAGCAACTTTCAGCGCTTGTTCGCGGTGTGTGCAAAACAGCGAAAGGTCGATTGCTTCCTGCGGGTATGTACTGGAGGCGCTTTCGTTCCAGCGGACAGCCACCGTGCGAATAGTGGGGAAGGCGTTTTTCTGTGTTTGCCTGTAGCTAACGACAGCGCGGAAATCACGCCGCTGGTCTTTGTCTAGATATTCGACTTCGAACGTGTCATCAATGATGTTGCCGTCGGTGAACAACGCAGAAATCTGCAAAGCGTTTGGATCAATCGCGCCAGCGTTGTTGTATGGCACGGCAGGAACAATCGTAAACTTGCCGTTTTTTATGACGAAAGAACAAAGGTTGTAAGGTGCCAGTTCAGTTACAAAATCCTTGAAGTTGCGGTTAGTGTCGATAGCGCCGTCAAAGTAAATGTCGTTGGCTTTGAGGAAGGCGGCAGTTGTCGTAAAACCCGTGTTGTCGATTAAATCTGGGCTTACAACGTCACCAAGGCCAGCGCGTGTATTGGTTAACAAGTAATAGACAAGATCGCAGAATAGGTTGCTAGGACCAGTGCTGCCATCAAACCAGTTGTAACAATCGACGCCTTTAGGCATCCATACGTTGAGTTGCTCGACGCTGCGAACCGATTTATCAGAACGAATGACAAGCCCCATCGTGGTGCAGGCGTCATAGTTGGCGATAAATTCATCGTCGGATTCGTTCAGGTTTGCGAGGGATTCATTCACATAAACAACTTCGTGTTCAGGGCCGTCAAAGTGTGATTTGGTCAGTTCGTCGTAGTGGCTTACGTCGGAAATCTGCGAAAAGCGCTCAAAAGTGCGTTCATCTTGAGATGCCACGACTGCGGTTGTTTGACCAAGACCCGTGACGCGAAAATCAATCCTGAATTGTGTATGGCCGCCATAATTTGCCCATCTATTACCCCCGCTAACACCGACAATGTGAGAGAAATTTTCTTCATTACTCCATGTACCTGTAGCTGGTACAGCAGTAGACAAAGCCCATGCCACACTGTATTGATCCCACATTGCCGTGGTGCCGTAACGCGCAATATATTCACCGGCATAATTGCTGCGCTTTGTAGCACCAAAAACAACGGTAATTGTTGAGCCATCTTTTTTCGTAATCGTTATGCGCTGGTTTACACGCGTGCCGTCTGCATAGTTCTGTGGATGCCCCAGCACTTCATACGCATAGCCGCCTTGCGCGCCTTGACCGCCGCCATTGCCGTTGTAGTAGCTAAGAACAGCGATTGCGTTTGGTATTGGCGTGCTTGTGGTTGTGTATCCATCGGTCGCCCCGCTAACTAGTTCTTTATTATTGAAATACTCTCCAGCCAACATTTCCTCGCCCGAGCACGTAACTTGAATCGTGCCGTAAGAGGTTGAATATGTTTTACCAAAACCAGATGCGTAACCTGTCCCAGTTAATTTGCCAGTGAGGCGAATCCAGCGCCCAGTTGAGTTTGTGTACTTGGCAAGAATTGAGCCCGGACGTGGCACAAGGCGATATTCCATTTGTTTGCCGCCAGCATTACCGTCTGGTTTCAAACGGATGAAGTTGTACTGATCGACAGGGCGGCTTCCGGTTACAACAAACTGCTCTTCGATGCGCGACCACGGGTAAGGTGTTCCGTTTGGTTGTGGATCTGCTGGACGAACTTCAATAGCAAAAGCGCTGGAGCGCGCCATGTATTTATCGAGCGTGCCGTTGGTCAGATTTGTGTCATCGTTATCAAATTCCAGAAGCTTGGGCGCGCGTGGTACGTTTTGGAAATTGCACAAGCCGCTAGCGCGATTCCACACAACACTGCGGATTCCAATTTCGGTCGCGTCAACGGGACGTGTATTGCGGATGCTGGCAATAGCGACTTGTGCAACAGGCCAGAAAGATGGACCGCAATAGCCGTCAGCAGGATTATTAGCCGGAATTGAAGAGCTTGCCCCGCCTCCTTTACTTGTTAGCGTCTTCGTTTTTACTGCTAGATCTCCAGCAATACCAATCGTGTGTTGAGTGCCAACAGTTTCAGTGCAACGCAAAATTACGCGTACATCTTGCTTCTGCGGTACATAAACTTCGGCGGTGCGGCTTTCTATTTTGAACAAGCAGTTGCCGATCATAATTTGCGTGCCAAGCTGTAAAACACTGTCAGCAGCTTCGCGTGCGCTATGCAAGGCGTTATTAACATCAGCCATGTCAACGCCAGAACTCGCTTGGATGTTTAGATCACCAGGCTGAAAATTTCGGCTATCAATGTAAAACTCAACGGTGTCGCCCACGGCGCAAGTGACTTCTGTTGGCGTTGAGGGTGCGTTGCCATTGTGCGCAACCAATCCCATGCAAGGGCTATAACCTGCGCCAACGCCAGGCATCCCGGCAGTACGCGCATCTGCTTGCGGTCCAGCAATCTTTTTGCGTTCTTCCAAGATGCGATCGCTTGGATCACCAGATGATTTTGGGCGGCTGATAACACGCCAATTCAGACGGAATGCAGTGCCATTTTTAATTGGATTGAACAGGCCGAATGCCGTCGCGTTTGATGGTTTGTAAGTCTGACAAAATCCGGGACGATCAGGTCCGAATGATGTTGGGCATGTAAAAACATCATCAAACGCGACAGGATCACCTGATGATGCAGTGCCTTTAGTCCCGTACAGCAGATTGCCGGCGTAAATGCGCCCAGAGATGTTTCCGGCAGCGGTCGTGCCAGGTTTGTAATAAAAGGCATAGCGACTGGGATCCAGCAAATCGAGGCCGTTGTTGCCGATGAAAATGCCGGATAGATCGGGGCGCTTTTGCCCGAAGCCGATTGTTTCGCCCAGCACGTACATCAAACGCAGGGCTTGGTGCGTGCCATAGCTCATGGTGCGTGACCACACCAGTTGCGGCTGCGCCATGATGCCGCCGGTTACGCCAAAGCCGTGCTCTTGGTAATCGCCAAACAAGATGGCGAGACGGCTGCCGTATTCAGCTAATTCTTGTACGCCATCAAAGCCGACGGTGGCGTTAAAACGTTGGCGTCCGCGTTGGCTCCCAAGTGTTTGCTGGCGGATGTTGGTCTGCTCAGGAGTTTGTGGTTTAGGTGCCAGCAGATAAGAAACGCCTGTTGTTACAAGACCAATCGCAAGACTGACTAGGACAGACGTAGTAAACGGGTCGCATCGAATGTCCGGAATCAGCGCATATTCCGCTGGGCGCTCGCCGGTCTTTTTCTGTACTTCACTAACGAAATATCGGTATTCGTCTTCGCTGCAACCCAGAAAATCAATTAGCTGCCTTTCGTACGGAAGCAGGGGCAGGCGACGCAATTCCAAAGCGGAGTCCACTGCACCCTTTGGCTCAGTTCCCCGATGTTCAGAATCCCGTTGTCCCATACGACCCCAAAGGCTTTGTGCTCTGTAGGTAACAACAGCACGTCACCATCATAGGTTGGCTCCGCAACCCGCCTACCCCACCGCAGCAAATCGCGGGCAATGCTTGTTCGACTGGCTACATACCATCCCGGATTAAACGGCGGCGTACTGATACCGACCCGATCCAATACGGTGTAGACCAAATTGATGCAGTCGATTTTGCCGTCCCTGCCGTCACCGCCTAAGCGATAGGGCATCCCAATCAGATCAAAACAAGAGGGTGCCACTGATCGGAATACTGCCGACTAGTTTCTGTTGCAATGTTCGCTTGGGTATGTCGCCACCGACAGCATCAAGCACACTATTCAACCGAAAAATTACGGTATCCTGCCTCCAACCGCCACTGGCAACCTGACCGACGTATTCGTGAAGTGTGGTTTGATTTGAAGCCGGATCAGTTGAGTCGGCAATGATGCGCACAGATACCGTGGCAATCCAGTCATTCCGAATGGCCTCATCCGCCCAAGACCGAGCGATTGCGTTGTTCGGAAACACCAAGCTGGCATCAACGTTGTCACCACTGCGGTTGACCGTGATCCCACTAAATCCAAACGGGAGGAATTGATGCCCATTAACGGTTTGACCGATCCAAAAGTTTTGAAACTTAAGCTCGGCGCCCGTGTCTTTTTTGAGCGTCAAATAATGGCCAAGTGCAATATCCATTAGATGCCGACCCTCCGGCGAGTGGAGCTGCTCATTTGAAGCTTACGCAATGCACGGGTTTCACCTTGGATGGCGCCTTGCTGTGCTGCCTGCGCCATGCCGCGCTGGAACTGATCAGCGGTGACGTAATCCACGTTGTTGATGCGTTCGATGCTGTATCGCACGTCGATTGGTTCCATTGTGGCAACACCGCCTCGTTCGATGCCAGATTCTGCGCCGGAACTTGGGATGACGCTGTTGCCGCGTGCGCCGCTTGCATAGCGCCCCATCGCAGAACGCATTTTGCTGGCGGGGATGATGTACTCGGGCTCTCCACCTTCGCCAATTAGTGCGTTCGTTGGTCCAGTAACAAAACCACCGTCCGCAAATGCACCAGTCGGGAACAGTTTTGTGGTTGATAATGCGCCAGTACCTGAAAGGTTTTTGTTGGCAGTACCCAACGCATTTCCGCCGCCACTCAAAGCATTGAGGATCGTCTGCAAAATGATTAGCGTCATCTGCTTAGCGATAATTTCAGCCGCCATGCTGATAAAAGCATCGCCAATCTTTTTAAAAGCATCAGCCAATGCTTGCTGCGTTGATTTGGCGCCCGTGATTACCTCGCCAAACGCAGCACTGAATGCGTCACCAATCGCAGTGGCGCCGTTGACGATCGCGTCAATCTGCAGTTTGATTGGATTCAGGTCTTCCTTGAGTTTGGCTATTGCATCACTCAAGCCAGATACAACAGTGCCTTGGCCTGCTGCGCCAAACTCTGCGCCTTCCATCGCTTGCTTAAAGAGCTTCTCAGCTTCTTCTGCTTGCTTTTTCAGTTCTTCCGTTTGTAGTTGAATGATCTCAAGTCGCTGGATTTCGGCGTTGAGCTGATTCAGGTTGGTGCGCTGCTCAGCATTTTTCAGCTCTGCAATTTGCTTGGCGCGGTCCTGGAAATCAAATTGAATTTGCAGTCGCTTGCGTTCAATTTCTGATCCCTCAAACAGCAACGCTGCTTGGCGACTAAATTGCGTGCCAAGTTGATCGCCAACTTCAAGCGATCGTTCAAGCTCTTGCCGTAATTTTTCCGCTTCACGCGCTGCTTTTTCGGCCGACTTTTCTGCGTCTGATTTACCACCGCGACCTTTGCTGCCGGATTGCCCTAGCTCATTCAATATCGCCTGAACTGCCGGATTAACCCCTGCTGCTGGTGTGCCGCCTGCTGCTGGTGTGCCGCCTGCGCCAAGTAGTCGTTTAATTTCAGGTTGCTGCTTTAGGAGCTCGCCGAACTTTTGGGCATTAAATCCCATACCAAGAAAGCCTGTGCCAGCGCCTGCCTGCCTCTGCAACTGCTGCCTGCGTTGTTGGCCAATTAGTTCGTCAACTCCAGGAATGACACGCCCGGCCGCTGCGCCACGCAAGTCTCCTGATTCAAGTGCCCCCTTAAGTATTGTTGTGTTTTTTCCAAGACTAAAGAGCTGCCCTAGGACGTTAATGCCTCTGGTAGCTTCGGCAATAACAACGTTGATTAGTTTAACAATGCCGCCAAGCGCTGGGCCTAATACTGTGTCAAGCGATCGAGTTAAATTCCCGATCTGATTAATCATCTTGGATACTTCAGCAGAAACTGTTCCACCAAGCTCTGCCGTTGCTTTGTCGGCAATTCCAGAAACATCTGCCTGCTTTTGTACGTTTTGGTTATATTTAACTAGATCGTCGTTAACAAGTGGAAGAATCGCTTTAAGTGCATCCACGCTACCAAACAGTTGCACCAGTGCGGTTGTGCTGCCGCCGGTTTTTTCTTTAACTTCTTGCAGTAATCCGCCAAATCCTTTAGCGCGCAGTCCAGCTTCGTTAAAGTCAATGCCCAAAGCTTTAGCTAAGTCGCTTGCTTCTTTGCTGGGTTTAAGGATGGCAACTAGTGCTTGATTTAAGCCAGCAAAAGTTGACTCAACCGGTACGCCTTGTGCCGTAATTGTGGCGACAGCTGCATTTAGTTCTTGAATGCCAATTCCAGCAGCAGCGGCAGTCGGCGCCAATTTGCCAATTTGCTGCGCGTATTCATTAAGAACAATCTTGCCATCATTTTGTGTTTGAATAAATCCATCTACTAGCATTCCAGCTTCCGCAGCGGATTTGCCGTAGGCATTTAGAACGCTGGTAACAGCATTTCCAACAGTATTAATATCTGATAGACCGGCCGTTGCACCTTTAGCGGATGCTTCTAGGATTTTTGCATTGTCGGCTGCGTTAGCAAAACCAGAGCTAGCTACATCGTATGCTGCAGTAAGTAATTGAGTCTGAGAATAAAGACCGCCCAATTTATTACTGACACCTAGCAACCGAGCCTCTAACTCTTTGCTATCTACGCCAAGCGTGCGTAAAGCGGCGGCAGCTTTTTCCGCTTCGTCAAAACCCTTGAAGAATCTTCGAGCAAGATCAGCAACAACTAACTGAGATGCAAGATTTTGGACTGCATTGCCAAGAGTATTAACCTTGCTGCTTGCTGCTTGCGCTGCTTCTCCAACCTTAATAAATCTGCCATTTGCGTCGCGCAAGCGCCCATTAAGGTCTTGATATGTTTGATCTAACTTGCTACTAGCCTGCTCAACCTCGCGCAGTTTGCTAACCGCGTTGCGGCTGTCGACGTTAATAGCAACGTTGGCGACAACCGACACGACTTACCTACGGCTTTGCTTCATTCTACGATCCTGCTCTTCATTTTGAAGCTCAAAATAGCTAGACCAAAGCAGCAGCTCTTCAAGTGTTACCTCACGGTTGAGCCGGGCTAGCGTGTAACCCAGCTCTTTTGCAACCCCAAGTTGCAGCAGCAGCAGGTTGTCTTTACTTAGCTCCTTTTTCAGTGCTTTTCATGTCGGTTTCGGCTTCCTCTGGGTTGGTGATGATGGCGAGCATCATGGCTTGCAGGTCACTGTCAAGCACATCGTTTTTCAGCTCAGCAATTTCACCAGCTTGAAACAACCGTTGTCCGGCATCGTCGGCTGCTTTGGTTACCAGCAGGTTCAATGCAAAACCATTGGGGTCATCGCCGCCAGGCATCTTTTGTGCACGCTCGCGTTCTGCCATGGTCAACGCCGTAGCGTAAAACTCAAACGTAGATCCATCGTTGAGTGTTACAACGCGCTTAATTGGCTGAAGATTGGCTGCTTTTTTCAGCCGTGCCAGTGCAGATGATGCCATGCAATAAATGTGGGTGGCCCCAGCATAAGCCGGGGCCGTTCAACTATCAAGCAGAAGTGCTGAAGTCAAAAGTAGGTGCACCGGCCGGGCGGAAGGTGATCTCAACCTGCTGAGCGTCATCAGGGTTGATATTCAGGCTGGCGGTCAGCAGCACGGCATCCATGGCAATGCTGCGGCTAAGCGCCTCGGTTGCCTGCAGATCGGTGTACAGTTTGAAGCCGCAGCCAACCTGCTGACGCTGCAGCACATCCTCCACCATGCGATTGGACAGCGCAGCGTCCTCGTTGGTGACGTAGATCGTTGCGGTGCCGTTGCCGTCGGCGAAGCCAGGAATGTAAGCGCGGAAGGGCGCATACTGGCCAGCGGTTTGGCCGATGGTGGTCACGTCGATCTCAGCGCGGCTGATCTCGAAAGACCAAGATTGCACTTGGCCAACGGCGGCGAATTCGGCGTAAGCAACCTCGAACTCGTTAGGAGCAGCAGCGGTGCCCGTGTTGGTGATGTCTACTGCGGTACCGCCAGCAGTGGCGGAAACTTTCAGCACACCCGAGCTAGCGGTGTAGGCAATCACGTAATACGTGGTGCCTGCACTAAGGCCAGCGGGCAGGGTGCCGGTGCCGGTGCCGCCGGTTTGGCTATTGACCACGCTGAACTTAACGGGATCGCCGATTTTGAAGTTCAGGTACGGCGCAACAGTGATTTCTTCGTTGGCTGTGCTGACTCCGGCGGTACCGAAGGTGCCGTTGGTGCCAGCGGGTTTGTAGTAGAGAGCGCCGGACGTACCGGACAAAACAGTAACAGCCATGTTGTGAACGGTAGTGGCTACCGTTAGTCTAGATACGTTTCAAACGTAGCAGTTAGCTGGGTTTGAAAGTAAGGCTCAGGCGCTGCTGGTGTTATTTGTGCTGGCCCTGAAGCTGCGTCAAAGATAATGCTTGAAAACTTGGCGCGATCAAACAAATCCTTTAGCCGCTCTGCAATCGTGAAGTTAGCAGCAGTGCCTTGGCCCTGTGGCGTAAAGACATTAACCACCAGCGTGCCAGTCTGGCGGTTGAAGCCAACGCCACCAGTCGGCAGCAGCGTGGCGTAACTGTTATCGCCAAATCGGATGAACACCTGCACCCATGGCGTGTTGTTGGGTGGCGTGAATGGCACGTTCTGATAGCTGACCGGATACGCAGGTGACAGCGCCATCTGCGTTGCAATGCGCCCTTCAATGGCGGCACGAACATCGTTGTAGGTGCTGCTCATGATTCCCTCCCGATGCGGTCAGCGTTAACGCGCACAAAGCCTTGGATGTCTTTAGCGATGCCTTGCACCCAACCCGCCGGCGCTTGTTTGCTGCTGCCATTGGCAAGAGGCTCTGCATACGGCAGATTGTTGTGCACGCTGTAGACGTTGCCTAGTTTTTCTTGCTGGTACCCGATGCGATCAATTTGCGGAATGCCGCTGTAGGTGCCTGCAGGTTTCTCACCGCTTGGCGCCGCATTCTCTCCTACCTGCCAGCTAACGCGAAACCGGCCAGTATCAACAGGGCTTGCTTGCTTGAGGCGGCTGTCGGTCTCTAGTACCGCAACCCGCAGCAGCTTCTCCATCTGCTGGCTGGCGTAATCACCAATATCAGCAACCCGGATCGTGCGCGCCATTATGCCCTCAGGATCAGTTCGTAAGTGATGGCGATGTTATCTTGCTCAATCGTACGAACCTGGATCACTTGATGCGTCACGTTGCTAATCAGCACTTCATCGGCCGTGGTAGGTGCATTGGCAATATCAGCAGCAGCAATCAACAGGCGCTTGTCGCCAGCTTGAATCAGATCATTAACCTCGCGCAGGTTGACATTTTCCAACACGCCACGTACTGCAGTATCAGTTGTGGTTTCGCTGACGGTGCCAGTGGTTGGGTTGTAAACGCCTGGCACCACACGCCGAATGGTGGCAACACCGCCAAACTTTGCCATCAACTTGCTGGCAACCTTGCGTAGCGGGCTAGCTAATGCCATCAGAGCTTGTAGGCGACGCAGTGGCCATTCTGCAGCTTGATACTGGTAAACACGCCATACAGCGTGGTTGCAGCGCTGAACGACTGGCCAGATATTGTGTTTCCGTCGTAGTTCTGCGCGATGATGGTATCGACTTGAGTGTTACTCGTGAAATGAATGGCACCCCAGCGGCCCACGCGGGTAGTGGTATCACTAATAAAGGTTGCCCCTATCGAGTAATCAATACCGAAAAAGTTAGGGTCACTCATGGCTAGATCTTGTAGGCGATGACTTTGCCGCTAGCCAGGGTCACGCTAGTGAATACACCTTCAATCTCATCACCTGCGCCAAGCGGTACAGATGTAAACGCATTGCCAGTTGCATTCTGCACGGTAGCTGTGCTGATTACGGCATCAGCAACTGCATACAGCTTGTAAAACCTACCGGCATGGGCAGCGGTATCGCTAATGTACTCAAAACCTATGCTGTACTCGTCCATGGTTAGCTCCTGCGGATAGAGAAGTTGCCTGGTCCACTGATTCTAAGCCCTGTGAGGTATCGCTCCATCAGCGGCGGCACCTTGTCAACACCAACAGCGCCGTAACCAAGGTTTGGCGTCACGTCAATGCTGCCAATCTTGACATTCTTATAGTCTTCCAGTCCGCTCAGTCCAATGCCATCTGGGTTGTTATTAAGATAAGTGGCCAGCACAACCTGTGCATACTGCACCTGCTGCGGAATTTCAGTATCGGTGTAGTAATCCGTCGTGATGCGAAACGGAAAGCCAACAGCGTACGTATTGATGTAGGTGTCAGGCTTGCGCACGCCAGTACGCGGCCACTGCAATGCCTGCGTGTCAGTAGCGCGGGCGCCTAGAAACCGCTCACGATCCAAGCGTTGGGTAGCGGTAAACAGCGCTCGATTCTTTTGGTCAGTAGTAGCTGATGCCCATGCCGTCACATCAGCATCTTGCACAAAGCCATCAATGATCTCCTGCGCTGCCGCCAGCGTCAGGTAGGAGTTTGCGCTTGCCGACCCTACGGTTGCGTTGATTGCTATTGCCATCGTTGGGTGGCTCCGTCATCTCAAGTTTAAGTGTGGGCTCTGCAATAGAAAGAGAGGCTGCCTCGTTAGAAGCAGCCTCCAGTTCACGCAGTCGCCGAAAGGCGAACATGCCCATCAGACGCGCTTCAGCAGCACGGTCAGGATCACACCAGCCAGAGTGGTGGTGGTGCCGGTGACATCAAGAGCCAAGCGGTTGCCGGCTTCAAGAACGAGGTCTCCGTTGGTGGTGGTCAGAGCAGGGGTTTGCTCAGTAAGAGCAGTGCCCTTGAAGTTGATGGTGGCGCTCAGAAGGTCGTCACCAGCGGTGGCGGCCTCAGTGCCTTGACAACGACGAACGGTGCCGGTTACGGCGCCAGCATCGTTGCCGGCAGTGGCGTGAACTTCACGCACTGCAACCACCTGACACTTCACTGGAGCAGTCCAGAATTGCACGTCGGCAATCGAGGATGCACCGTAAAAAGTGGCTTCGAGGTACTGCTCGGTGGACAGTTCAAACTGGGAAGGTTGTGCCATGGTTAGTTACCTCAATCGAAGTTAGAGGTGTTGGTGGCGCGCACGATGCCGAGGTTCTTCAGCTCGTACACCTTTGACCAGTTAGCAACCGTTTCCAGCTGAGCGCGAGTGGGGTTGGCGGTAGTCACCGCCCACTTAGCGCCAACGGGGTGGTAGCAGTAGTGCAGGTCGATCGACATGGCATCGCTCTTGGCGAGGATGTCACGATCGGTTTCGGTCTGCATCGCCATCTGTTCACCGCTGGCAACAGCGCCTTGAGTGAAGAAATAGGTGGCGTATTCGGTCGAAGAACCGCTGCCATCGGTCTGCACATCGTCAGACACGATCACGCGCAGACCCATGTAGGTCGGCACGCTCACGGGACCGTAGGCACCAGCGATGCTGCCGCCAACGAAATCAGTGACGCTAGAGGTCAGACGTGCGTCTGTCTCGGTCACGTAGTCGATGGCCTTGCGCTCAACCAGGTCGTAATAGACCTTGGAGTGCATGGCAACAGCGGCCAGCTTGTCGCCTTGATCGCCCAGCAGGCTGCGGGCTTCAGCAACGTG